GCGTCGATAATAGACTTCCCGGACATGGTGAGGGTGCCGGAATGGGTATAATCTTCGGCTGTCTTGAAGGCTTTGGAATGTCTGGCCTTATTTGATACGAGAAAACCATTTGCCGCCGCATTAACGATAACTCTTAATTCTTGCAGAGATAGAATCGTTATGTTTGCGGCTGTCTCGTTAATGGTATTTCCGCCCGTGGTTCTCGCCAGTGTGACGCTGTTGGAAGCATCTGTAGAGATAATATCGCAAAACCATCCCGCCGTTAATGTTGCGGCATCGGATAATGTCAGCGTAACTCCTGAACCGGAGACTTGGATTACCTTGTTAAAATGGGTTGAATCTAAAGTGGTATTGGTAATTAAAGCCGTGGGGCCGACATTGAAATGAGTCGTAAGTTTGGAATCTATGTTTTCAATGGCTGTCTTGAGGGGAGTAGATAACTTTCCTTTTACAGTAGAATATTTTACTTTATTCGCTTCTGATACTGTTCCGTCATCACTGGGAGGCGTTGCATCCCAACCACTGATTGTTTCTGTAGTGTACTTGCTGCCCACGATGGACTCCTATATAATGTTTTAAATGAAGCCCGTTCTTGATTTAACAGGCAGACGATTCCAGCGCCTAATAGTATTAAAGCAAGCAGGAATGATTAGAAAAGGTGCAGCTTGGTTATGCCGTTGTAATTGCGGCATTGAACTTATTGTTGATGGTAGAAATCTACAAAGCGGTAATAGCAAAAGCTGCGGTTGCCTTCGCATAGATAAAACACGAGAACGTTCTATCACTCATGGAAAATCCCATACTCGTACATGGGAGCTTTGGCAAGCTATGTTAGATCGCTGCCATTATAAAAAAGGTATCCAATTTCGTGACTATGGTGGCCGTGGAATTACGGTTTGCCATCATTGGAAGAAATTTGAGAATTTCCTAGCTGACATGGGAGAAGCTCCCAGTAAGATGTCAATCGAACGGGAAAACAATTCGAATGGTTATTCTCCCAATAATTGCAAATGGGCTACTCGTACTGAACAAGCTAACAATAAACGCAATAACAAGCGTATTACATTTAATGGAAAGACCATGACTGTTGCTCAATGGTCTATTGAAACAGAAATTCCATACCACACCCTTTACCAGAGATTATTTAGATATGGATGGCCTTTTGATAAAGCGTTAAAATTGTAGTACCGATGGCACATCTCCTTATTCCTGATTAATATCTTGTTGGTTCATGGGTAGCCTTCCCGCCTGATAAGCAGTAATACCTGTGCCTCTGGCAATGGGAGCAGTTCTCCCTATCTGTCCAAGCAAGACACTCAATTCACCTATCAATCTGGGAGAAGAAAGCGGAATCAATGCGGCTAATTTCGGACTAGCTAAAGCCGCCAATCCACCACCTAAAAGAGTAAACATGGGGCCAATGCGGTGTGACCAGGGAGATTTAAACAAAAGACCCGAAGCCGCTCCTGTTACATTACCTCCGCTTTTATCCATCGTTTCCAATAAAGATTTCCTAAATGTATTATCTTCCCGGATGGCGGTAATGAGTTTTCGGATAGCCGTATCTGAAGCAGCTTTCCCACCTGCCGTGCTTTTTAATGAAAAAGCCTTTTCTATATCATTGATAACTTCGCTGGATTTCGCATATTCCTTAACCATGTCGGCATAATCTGGAACCGCTGAAATGATCTTGTCTTTTACGGCTTTCTCTAAGTTGGAGACCATAGCGCGGGAATTTCGATTGGTTGAATAATAATCGCCAATGCGTCTTTTCAAAACATCCAGCATGGCCGGAGTATTGTCTCCGGCCTTACTCCCCCATTCTTGTACCATGTTATAAATATCTTTAACTTCATTGGCCGCTGTTCCCGTAACCGTGGAACGACTGAAATCCAATTCTCCGTTTACTTTTTTAACATTGAACCTTTTTAACCAGTTATTAGCCAATGACTTAATATCATTAATAGGAATTTGTTGTGTGGCATTTTTAAGATTGGACAATTTGCTTTGATAAGCCAAGCGACGAGATTCTTTTATTGAATCTAAAGCATCCGTGGCATTTTGAAGAACTTGTGATTCAGGAACATTACCGCGCATGGCGTCTTTGAATTCTTTGCTTCCTTTTATAGCTTCCCCAACGGCTTTGTAACCAGCCGAAGTCGTCATGCCAGTCCCCCATTGATAAGCATGACCAGCCACCTCCTTCACGGCTTTACCGGGAAGATAAAGAGGATTCGTTACTTTCGATACGGTAGAAAGCGGTTTTGCTAATCCTGTTCCACGTGTTAATCCGGCTCCTAATCCAGTTAAGACTGACACATCAGCGGCAAATCCTACTGGATCGGTTTTGATGGTTTCACCAATATTTCTTATCCCGCCATAGCGTTCTTTATAGAACTGCCCAACAGCACTAGCGGCTTGTTCTGCTTGTTGTGAATATAACAATGGATTTCCTGATGTTTTAAAAGACTCAGGAGCAAGAAGATTTTGTAACCCACCAGCGGCAACATTAAGTAAATTACTACCTGTTTGAAGAGGATGTGCTACTGTTTGTGTAATTCCAGATATAAAACGTCCGGCACTTTCAGGGATATTACCGATAGTTTCAAGAATAGGATTCTGATTCTGTTGTATCGTTGGCGTTGTTTTAGTTGTTCCTAATTTAATTTGTAAGGCAGCAAAGGCTTGTTCAGGAGTAGCATCATCCGGGCCTTCGATGGTATGAATCTTCCCGTCCGGCCCCTCGAAATCGAATGATTTCATTTAGTTCTTGATCCTTTATAAACAAAACCACCGGGTAATGTGGGCTGTTTTGCGGTTGGTTCCTGACCAGCCTTTTGATTAGCACGTTTTTCTGCTAGATCAAGATACCTTTGTACTTCCGCCCATGCTTGTCTAGCCGCTGGAGCGGATTGTTTGGTATTGATAGCTCTTGTATAGGCTGCCGTGACTTTCTTTCCTTCCGCGTCCGATAATTGACCAAGCCCCTTCATCTTCTGTATTGAAATCTCGAAAGTAGCGGCTTCTAATTGAGCACGTCTGGCTTCTGAATTTGAAGCCTCCGTCCCTGGAATATAAACACTTGGACTGATCTTTCCAGAAAGCCCGTAAATCGTGTCGAATCCTTTGGAATTTACTAATCCGCTTACTCCTTCACGCATTTTGTTAATTTCATCCAGATTCGAGCCTAAATCAACTTGAGCTTGTGCTTGAGCACCGGCTTTGACTTCAGCGGCTTTCTTTCCACCTTCAATGGCGGATTTACCAGTTACTTCACCGCTCAATGTGGAAAGCGGAATTACAGGAAGTCCCGTGACAGTCGGGGCCATGCTAGGCACACCGCCAATATCGGCAATACGATAACCCTGACGTTTCAGTTCCAGGAAACGTGCTTGATCTGCTTTAGGTAGAGCATTATAGAAATTCCATTCTTTAACGGCCGATGGGTCTGGACCACCACTTGTTTCACGCATCTGCTTTTCAATAGTTGACAGTTTCCCGGCAGATTCGGTTAGTCCGGCTCCAATCAATTCAGGAATGGCTTGTCCATAATTGGCTTTCTGGACGGGAAGTAAAGTCTCGCCGGGACGGGTTGGGCCGAATTGTTCTTGAGTTCCGAAGTAACGAGCGATGATTCCTTTTTCCGTGCCTTGCAAAGTAGAGGCTTTCTTGTATTCATCGAAGGCACTAGCGTATAGTCCGGCTGATAATTTATTACGTCTCATCAATTTCTTTACTTGATCTTCGTTTAATTGCCCCGTTCTAATGGCGTCCAGATTACTCAATAATTTACGTTGGTCATTCGGGCTTCCTGGATCAAGACCAACTTGGCCTGTAAGTTTTTCCATGAAACCGCGTTCTTCAGGGAGCGAGTCCACATATTTAGCAAATGAAGATGTTTGTGATTCTTGTGGTAAATCCCGCATAGATTTAATGTCAGATCGAAGTCCGGCCATTAGTCTGTTCCCGGTTTACGTTTACCACCGAATTCAAGGCCGAAACCAGAACTGCTACTTTTACCAGTAGCCGTTCCTTGCTGTTCCATTCCAAGCCCCAGAGAAGCTAATTCTTGTTGAAGCCTCTGTTGTGCTATTTCATTGGAGAATCCATTTATATTCTGTTCTACCTGAATTTTTCCTATCAAGGCATTGAGCATGTCTTTATCAAGGCCAGTGATAGCTGAAAGACTTTCAGCATTGGCAATCGCGGAGGCATCACCAATCTGTCTGGCCGTGTCGAAGTCGAGATTAGAAAGAGCTTGATTGGCGAAAGAAGAACCGCCCATCTGTCTTAAACCCAAGTCGCTTTGTAATGCCCCTAGTCTGGTAGCCCCTGCTTGAGCGACGGGATTAACTCTGGCTTGGATATAAGGACTTTGATTTGAGACTAACTGATTACGAATCCCCATTGTATTGGTTTGGTAATCATTAAATCCCTGACTCAAATTTCCCAACATTCCACGACTTCTGCCAAGGGCTTCTTCCTGCAAAGTTCGTATAGAAGGATCAAGATTAAGTTTAGTCCCACTCCAACTTGAATAGCCCGTGTTCGTGAAATAAGGACGACTGGTGGATTGTTGGCTCAGACTTTCTTTTTTACTGCCAAATCCTAATTTTCCTGACATTTCAATTTACCTCTGACAGAATAGATATATTCATCCCCACGGGGGTCTCCGTTGATAATCTTTCCAACATAAAATAACACTCCATATTCCTTGCATTTGTTATGTAAAGCCATGTCTTTTTCCAAAGATTTGACGATGCAAACTCCGATCTTTTTGTATCTGACCATTTGATAGAAAGCGACTTGTGACCTCAGTTTGTTCCTGATCGAAGCCCACGGAAAATATTCACAATGCGGTTCTATTCTCCAGCCGTCTCCGATAATGGATACGAAGGCTATCGGGCCTTTATGGGATTCGTAAGACTCATTTACATCTTCCGCCATCCACAATTCATGGGATTGGGTCAATTTCTCGACTTCGGTGGCGAAGTCGAACTGCTCCAAGTCTCTAGGCAGTTCATGGAAACAACCATTCTGATAAGCGGCCCACAAAATACCGATGTCTTTGTGATATTTGTCACCATCGTAGATTTGCAAAGGCCGGAAGTAAGGACGGCTTTTTCGAAATAGCCGGTCCCGCTTGTCTTTGGTCATTTACACCTTTAATTTCATTATGTCGAATAGTTGTACACTCTGAACAGTAAGACTGACATAAAAACCAGGCCCACGACCGACAGGTGAAAAACCTTTAGTCGAAGTCCGTTGGCTTAATTGAAAACCTGTATTGAAGTAAAAGAGACCGCCGAAATAAGCTGATCCTCCGAAATAAGAAGCTGTATCTCCAGTCCCCGGTCCGTCTAACGGGACGGTGCAACGATTGATTGCATAATCATCGGCCCATTCAAAGTCCATCAACAGATCACAATCTGCGATTCTTCGGTATTCAATCCTTCCCCGAAGTCTCATGGTATTCGTGTCCAGACCTTCAATGTCATCTACATATCGAGACTTACGATTAGTCTCGATAGTTTCCGATCCACCATCTCCAGAACCTCCTGTACCATCCATCTGGTATATATTCCCAGACGAATCGCCCCAATAGACGTAGTAATTATCGCCACCGGGCTGTCTTATATAAGCTGGCCCATTGGTTGAAAAACTGGATGTATGGCCTGTTTTATACAAAGACCAAGGAGAAAACTGAGTCCCTAACATCTCTTTGAACAGGACAAGAAGTTTGTTAGAACCAGCGAAGAAATAAACTCTCTGTCTGGACTGATCGTAAATCGTCTGACAATCCGTGAGACCTGAGACGGTCGTTCTGACGAATCTGGACAAGTCGTCCGTCTTAACGTCTCCGAAGTCGGCGGTTGACCTTACCGATTCGATCACGCCGTCTTTCTTCATGTAAACAACATCATCACCGATATTTAACAGTGTCTCGGTTCCAATGGCCGAAGACCCAGCGTAATAGGAAACCCAAGCAAAAGTAGCGGTCGTCGTTCCTGACAGTTTCCAAAGTCTTCCGCCTTCGGTCGAAATGATTAATTCGCCATAAAACAAAGCCACGCCGTTAATAGGGCGAAGGTCGGGAGTCAGCATGTAAAATGCTTCATTACCCGTGGCAAATGTCCCTGAGACAGCCCTTTGAGTCGTATCGTAACTTTCAGGGTTTTCAAATGCCGAAGCGACCAATAAATGCGGGGTCGCACTACCAGTCGTGACATTAAACAACCAGACTCGTCCTAAATGGACAACTCCGTATTTTGCAAATAGTGAAGCACCAAGACCTGTTGTTAGAGTGGTGAAAGAAGTCCCATCCCATTTTTTAACGACCGTGGATTTGGTTATATCAGTAATAATGGAGTAACCACCCAAAGCCCAAGCCGTACCTCTTAACTTACTTCCTGAAGCGACCGTCCCTTTGGAAGTAAAGGTCGAAGTCCCATTCCAGAGATAGACTGTATCTCCAGACTGAACTAGAGTCGTTTCGGTATCGTCATTCTTGATAAGCTGAATAAATCCGTTAATGGAGGCCGCGTTGGTCGCGGTTCCTAACAAGTCAAAAGGTTTTCTTGGATTGTAATGGGTATTGACAGACCCTAGTTCAAAATTATACCCAGAAATACAGTCTTGAGGGTTTACGAGACTGACATCCTGTTCATTAATCCCACCCTCAAAGGTCAATTCCGCCATTAGTAATAACCATGTCCGTAGTATTTAGACGGGTTAGTAGGTCTTAAAAGACTGTAAAGACGAGTTTTGGCATTTTGATAAGTCGCGTCTTGAGTCAAAAGACCTTGCGGTTGATTGGAGATCATGAAAAAGAACCGCCTCGCGGCGGCTTGAATGAAAGCATTGGCTTCAATCGTGTTATGAAACGGTAACGTATCGGTTGAATTGGTAACAGAAACGTCTTTTTCATAATCGTAAGACAGTGAACGATTGTTAAAACTGGAATCTGGTACGTTGAAAAACGCGACTTTCTTGGTAGTCGTATCTTCCCAATACCACCAAGTCGGTGCTCCTGAGTCGGTGGCATAAGTATAAATCTGGTCTTTCAGAAGATTCTCACCACCTGTATATTCGTAAATCCTGACATTCCGGGTGGAGTCGTAGAAGGAAGGATTGTCCCCAAAAAATCTGACAAAATCCGAGGCAAGTGCGTATGTCCTTGTCCCTGTGAGAAGCGTTACCGTGTCAGAAGTCTTTTCATAAGAAATAAGACGATCAGACACGATCTCCGATAATTCATCCTGAATCGCTATCTGAGCAATTTGAATATCAGCGGAATGTTGGGTATCTGAAAATGTCGTGATGTCATCGTCATCACCACGAATCACCCCGTTAATACGCAGCAATCTATTAAGTCCCGAAATAAAATCCATCCAGGTCTCCAAAAAAAAGGCGGGGATTTCTCCCCGCCGATGACAGCTTATTAAGTGATTGACTTGGAGAGCGTATGAACTTTCACTACCCATGTCCCGTTAAGGATTTTGGTAGCGTGCCACGCCTTCCAAGCGATAGACCCGACTTCATCAAACATATCCGCCACACCCGAAGAACCGGGTTTCTTGTGGATAAGCATGACGGCCTGCTCTTTCTTCTCGTACATCTTGTTGACACCATCGGAATAAGCAACTCCCAGACCGATAGTACCAATGGCTTCCTTGCCATAAATATACGAAGTATAAACGTCATTTTCATCCGCAGACGTTGAAGAAGTAGCGCGGAATACACTGGAAGTCGATGTCGTCGCGGCAGCGGTCTGAATCGGGGCGATTTCAGACATGACCCAACGGACACCATTGATGGCACCAAATTCACCCACCAAGGTCTCGGTATATCCACCGTACTGCTCCACACCGAGGAATCCGGTGAGTTGGCGAATATCTTCCGCTACGTCTGGGTGACAGATACCATGAAATGACGAACGTACCGTAGCGGTATTGACGTTAGTGGAACCCGTGCCTTGAGCATGCTGCTTCATGGCGCTATTGCGTTCCAGTTTGTTCACCGCCCAACGGATGTCATTGGCTTTCATCTCGGTAATGATAGTCGCGGTGGTCGAAACGCCAGAACCTAAACGAACCTGCGTGGCGTTATCGAACTCAATGCGGGCTACCGAGTTAAGAGACTCACCAGCGTTAGCACCCAATGTTTCCATCAAGTCCATCGTTCCTGAGTTGATATTGAACAAATCAACTTCTTCCGTCAGGATGATGGCGTTACCGTACTTGGCAACGGCTTTGGTGATGTTGGTAATGGTTGGGCTGACAGCAGTACGACCTACGCCAAAAGAGAGCGTTGAACCCGCCGAGACCTCTGATAAGGCCGTAGTGACTGCGGTAAGGTTTTCAATGCGTCTCCATTTGACGGTGGCAGAACCACCCGCCTTCTCAAGCGTACCGGGGAGAGTACCGTTGAAAAACGGTAAAGTCTTACGGGCCGCCGAGAGAAGTCCGCGCATATAAACATTGTTTATAGGAGCGGGGACGTTACTTGCAAAGTTACTGACTACTTGTGCCATGACTTATATTAAACCTCGTTTCTTTTGACTCCACCAACGGTCAAAGTCTCCGTCGCCCATTTTCATGGCGTCTTCTCCTTCACCTGAAGGTTTTTGAGTAGTGGACATCGTTCTCTGTGATTGTTTGGCCGCACGAAGGTTTTCCGTCAACTGTGGGTCTTGCCTTACCGAGAATACTCCCTGTAATTCGTTGGAAACGACTTCCAGAGCTTCTTCGAGAGCCTTGGGGTTCACCTGTCGGTTATCCCAGATTCTCTTGAAGATAGGGTCATCCCTATAACGCTTTTCGAGGGCGATTTCTGCATATAAGGGGTCAACTTTCAGCTTGTCGTTCACCTTGGCGACCGCCTTGTTCACTTCGGTATCCAGTCTCGCCTGAGTCGCCTCTTTGCGTATCGACTCCACCGTCTGAGTCAATTCCCGCAGATTTCCACTGAGTTGCTGATTCTGCATCAGCAAACTCGCCTGATACTGATTCCACTGATCCGGTGAAGTTACCGGGTCGGGAGCCGTGAAAGGCGGTTGCGCGGGATAAGACGGTTGATACGTTGGTTGAGGCGTTTGCGGCTGGGCCGTGAAATTCTGGACCTGCTGGTCCACGTTATACTTCTTCGCTACGTCAGCGAGAGTTTGGATGGCTTCGGGGGCCGTTTCGGTTGGGACAGGTGTCGGACTCTGTTCCTGGGGTAAGTCGCTCATAAAAGTTCCTCTGGTTTGATTTTAAGAAAATGAAGCGCAAGATCGAAACCTTCACGCTTCGCTGAATTGTATTTCCATTCCTCCACATTATCGTTTTTATGGTTGAAAACAGGGACTAATGGCCTTGCTTCTTTGATTTCATTAAGCCATCTGTTGAATTCCGGGTCTTGTTTGAAACGGATGATTAAATCTTCAATCATTGAGTCACAGGTTCTTTATGGTCCATCATGGTTATCTTTTTACTCATCTCGGTCATTTTCATCTGATGTTCCATTTGTTTCATCCTGCCTTCCATTTCCATAACAGACATTTTTACATCCGCCATCATGGAAGCTTCTTGAAGTTTTGCCTCATTCACAGCCTTGGTAATCGCCAGTTCCTTTTGAAGATCAGCAATAATCTGTTCATGTTCAGCCATCTTCTGTTCATATTCCTGTCTGGCTTGTTCAATCTCAGGCGGTAATTGTTCTTGCTGGACGTTCAGGAATTTCTCAGGATTCTTTACTCCGGCATCTTGATACATCTCTTTAAGAAGAGCTATTCTATTAAGTAATGGAGAAAATCCTGGATCACCAGAAGCAAAAGCGGTAACTTGAGATGTTTTTTCCTGTCTTGCTTGTTCTCCCAATACTCCGCGAGAACCGACAATCTCGAAATTAACCGTGCCCGGAAGGTCTTCTTTGGTCGCTCGCATGAAGTCGGGAGCATCCATTTCCGGGTTATAGAATTCATACCCTTCCATGTGTAATTTGTTCAACTCATGCTGCATGTAAAGATAGGGCCTTAAAGCGTGTCTTTCCTGTTTCGCCACAAACTCAGCCGTCCTGATTTCCGCTTTGGCTTCTGCTGTCCTGATTTCCGTAGCGGTCTTGTCCATCGCGTCCCCACCGCCACCGGAACGGATGGAATTAACCCCCAGACCTTGCTGAAGTTGCTGGATAATCAATGTAAGTCCTTGCAAGGCTTGTTCTGGTTCTCCAATCTTTATCTCTTGGAAAGAAGCCGTGGACTTGGTTCCTACTTTCGCTCCAGGGGCGATTAACGGACCACCATTCAAAACAAACTGCGGGTCATTAGCGTCATAGACAATGGGAGGTTCGGTTCGTAACCATACGGCGTCAACGTATTTATTCGCCAACTGTGAAGCCAACTTCTGCATGGGAGACAATTTGATAAGCGGAGACGTGTAATACGGGTCTCGAACGTCCATCCGTTCGTACCCGGAATAAATGATCGAAGGATAAGGAAGTTCGTTAGGACCGTAATAAAGGATAACGTCGTTTCCTAAAATGACTTTGGCATTGGGTAAGTAAATATCCCCGTCCCCTCTTGAGATAACCAAATCTCCGTAGCGTTTGACCAATTCAACATCAGTGGTCTCCACGTCTTTATTGTTGTTCTTTTTCTTGGGAATTTTGTCTATGTTTTCAGGGAACCATCCTTCACCTTGGGCAATCTCTCTCAAGACATATAAAGGTAGATAGTCAATGAGAATCATGTTCCCGGTATAAAACATATCCGTTCCTATGACTGAGGGAGCCGGGTCGGGGAAGGCGTTCCACATTGAATACGGAACCCACACCGGAGAACCCATGACCTGAACTCCTGTCCCACCGTGGTATTTACTCCGATTCTCAAACCTGACTTCAGATACATATCCTCCATGATGGAGGGATTCTTTAACCGAAAGCTCATAACGGGCTTTTAAACCGAAGTCTAAATGCTGTTGAGACATCAAAGCTCTTAAAGCCTTGTCGTTGAACTCCTGGTGTTCCTGATTGACGACTTTCTCACCCGTGTTAGGGTCTAAAGAGACGGGAGGCTCGGAATGAGATTCAAACCACATTCTTGTAGAGGGAAAAGTCAGTCTCATTACATCAGCGGTGATGATCTCTGAGGCTTTGGCTAACTCTCCCAATTCCATGACTGAACGCCATTCCTCATCGACAACCTGTTTGTCTTTGGTGTAGCGTTTCATGGGATTCATGGCAATTTGACGGTCTACTTCACGCCAAATCGTCTCATGCGTCTTTCGGAATTTGTCATTACGACGAGAATCCAGTTCGTTCTTGGTGAACTCCGCAACTTTATCCCAATCTTTTTTGGTTATGCGTCTTTTCTTTGTCTCAGCCATTTAACCGTTCCAATTTGACATGCCAGAATAAATTTGTTGTTTACGCGGAGCGACGGGTTTTGTCTGGGCATGACGAGACATCATGATGGCGTATCTTGTCGCTGACATCAGATCATCTCTTAGTTTCACTATTTCTCCGTCTTTACGGTGATACATCCGCCATTCATCGAACCATTCCTTTAAATGAGAAAAGACTTTTAAACGTCCGGTCTCCATTAAAGTCAAAATCTCCTGAACACCGACCTCAACACCATTCCCCCCTTGTCCTTCTTTCTGCCCAGGAGCGGGGGGGTTGGAGAAAGGCTCCTTCCACATATTGACGCCTTCATGTCTAAACAGGTCGGCCATCGGCTTACCAGACTTGGGATCGTGTTTCATGCCGTCATGCGGCCAGACAACGGGTATCCAGTCCCCACGGGTCTTGATAGCGGAGGCTTGGACGGGGATTAAAGCTTGTGACTGTCGATAACAGTCATAGATGTAGAAAATCCCCTTATCCCTGTCTTTGGCTATCCAAATACCAGCAAAAGGATGATCCCAACCGAAATCCACCGCGCAAAGTCTGAAGAAGTAACTCGGTATGTCAAAAGGCTGGCACATTAACTGTTCTTCATTGACCGGCCATACCAAACCTGTCCCGACCATCGGGATTCCTCTGGAACGCATGTCTCTTTCATGCGGAGGATACTGCATGAGTTTCTGAAGTCGTTTGTCCGGCGTCATGTGAGGGGCGTCATCCCATGTCGCGGTGATTAATGCCCAACCCGGCTTGGAGTCGTGCTGGACTTCATGCACAACTTCAGTCACACCTTCTTCCGGGGTGTAGGTCATGTAACCTATCCCGTCCGTAGAAAGCGTAGACCGTTGCTGTTGTGACAGAATATCTCTGGGTGGTTCTTCGTCATCCCAAAATCCGTCCAATCTGTAACCTTGGAACTTCTTCGGGCCTTGATCGTAAGATTTAAAATAGACTTTAGACTTACCATCGTAAATCCCGTTGGTGTGATGTCGGACCATGGCAAACTCTAAAGCATCCGGTACTCCCGCTTTCCGAGTCAAATCGTCTACGTTAATGTCTTCTTTCGGGATAGCTCCTGTCCCGATAGCCGCTTTATCCGCCGGGTCTCCAAAAAGCTCTCTTTGGCATCTGTCTCTGGTCGTTTCATTGGTATTGGAGGAACATAAAAATTCAACTGGATGAGAAAATACATGCCCTTCCCACCAAACAGGATAACGACCTGTTAAATGAAAAGCGGTTTCACATCCTCCACAAAAACTTTTCCCCACTTGATTCGCAGACTGCAAAGCTCTTAGGATAGCTAATCCGAGTTTATTTTTATCTGAATTAAGAGGTACGAAAGTCCCTCCACCTTTAGCGAAATGGAATCTTTTCTGATAGTCGTAAGGTTCGTAAAACTCTATTAGATGCGTGTCTTTGTATCGTTGTATTTCGCTGATGAGACTCAGGGAATCTTCGTCATTCACTGATAAGCCACGCACTTATATTTAGAATAAACGCCATTCTGAATTATTATATGGTCTAGGCATATGCGACGCATTCCATACAAACTGTCCCGGTTACATCCTTACCCAGATGTGCCGCACGAAGAGCCTGAAATTCAGCAGAATTCCATGCCTCCATGAATGAAATCTTATTAAGATCGCCCATGTGAAATCTTCCATCATGGTCGAAGCAACAAGCCGAGAGTTTCCCGTCCCATGTGATGTGACCTTCACAAAAGACGGCCCAGCAGGGTAATGGGTCTCTGAGCGCGGCGGCACGACCTCTGTTACCGGCGATGGGTTTCCATCCTTTGTCTTTTTCGGATGCGCTAACAAGATCAGCCTGATTGTAGAGCGGGAGGGCGTAGACTTCATCGACATAGGGTATAATTTCATTTACCGCTATCTCCATTTTTTGTTTTTGTTCCCCATCATACTCGATATAGGAAGCATAGAGACCGCATTTATAACCGTTTTCTTCACGAATTCTATGCGCGAATTTGATGTTGTTTTGAATAGCCAGAAAGTATTTAGACTTTACTCTGGCAATATCATGAAGTTGTTCCGCGTCAGCGTAGTTATATGAGAACTTTAAAGAATCCAGACCCGCTTCCATGCAGGCTTGCGTCCGGTCTGGAAAAGCCAGACTTCCGTTAGTTGTCAGGAATACATAAGGAAATCCGATGTCTTTGGCATATTTAATCGCTTCGGGAAGCCACGGCACCATGAAAGACTCGCCCAAATAAAAAAGGCCGAGTTCTTCAACACCGGCCTGCATCATTTCCTTCGTGATTCTCTCGAAGAAACTTCGGTCTATTGTATCCACGTCCCTGAGTTTTTGACTTCTCGCACAGAACGTACAGGAAAAGTTGCAATTTCCAGTAAGCTCTATTTTGACTGACTTGGGGGCAGGTAATATGATATTTCTGTATTCAGGTGAGATTCTGGTAATTTCGTCTATGCGTTCGCTAATCATTTTATGAGCTTCAGTTTGTCGTCAATCGTTTCAGCGGAGTAAAGCATCTGAGACTTCAAGATATGCCAGTCTTGATGGTAGTCACAGTTAGCGTATTCTCGGAACCAAGGCCCGCCTTTCGTATAGTGAACCAGACAAGCGTCTTTATCGTGTTTATCGTAGTCTACGAGTAGATTCCAGTGTTTCGGAAGGTCTCCGATTTCTTCATCAGACAGCCATTTGAAACGATGCAAGTCCAACCCTGCTGCGGTATTAACATATTCAGGCGTCAGACAAATACATTTTTCGTTATTGAAAAGCATGACTGAAGACCAGTTCTTGCGATCATATTTTGTCTGGATATGGTTCAGGAACTTGGTCGTCTCAGTCGGTTGGTGATTATGTTTGACTACTTGAATGGCATATTTATTATCACGCCATGCCCAGAGTTTCGCGGGGTCGTCTCTAACCACCATGTCGCAATCTGAAAATATCGCATGACCTTCAAAGTTGCACAGATAAGGCACCAGGAAACGACTTATTGAGAAATCTGTAGACTCAAGTTCCCCGCGTTCTCTGGTGAATATGCCTTTTAAATTATCCCGGTTGATGAAGGTAATTGAGATAGGCATGGAAGAACGGGTTTGAAGGCTGTGAGCCAAGACGTAAGCTGTAATGGATTCGTCCTTGTCGTAACCGATCATCCATCTAATCATACGAATAAACTCCTGTTGATCGGTTGTGCATTTCCGATGTAAATGCCTTTTTCATGTATCCAGTCGGCGTTGACTAAATCACCGTGAATTTCATAGTGATACCATTTTACGGACGAAGACTTGGTGAAGTTGCCAGCGACAATGGGTCTATATTCAATCTTTTTTGCGTCAAACTCTTTCTTTATTTCTTCAATCTCGTCATTAACGATAGCAAAAGCAAACCACGAAGACTTTCCTGTTTCTTTCTGTATCCACCAGCCCCGTGACTCGCAGATGTCTTTCCAGACTTCGGCGTTTTCCCGTCTTCGTTCGATAAATCTGTCAATTTTCTTCATCTGCTCGATACCAACAGCTCCCATCATTTCGATTGGTCTGACGTTATAACCGGGGTATAGAAACTCGTAAGCAGAGACTTTGGCTTTCAAAACATTGTCTTTAGGTAAATGCCTTGTCCACCCGTGAGACCGGAGACAAAGAAGCATTTGGTGGAAATAGTCATCGTCTGTCGTAATGACCCCCCCTTCCATTGTCTGAATATGATGTGAGAAAAACATGGAATGAGACGACATGAAACCGAAATTACCCGTCTTAATATCGGCGTATTCGGCCCCCATGGACTCGCAATTATCTTCCAAAACCTGCATGGAGGGGAACTTGGCGTAGTCGTTGGGATTTCCGAGAAGGTTTACAGACAGAATAAGTTCTTTCCCGGTATAAGCCGACTTTAAAAATTTCAGGTCGTAATTCAGCGTATCTTTGTCTATGTCAACAAACTTCAACTTCCATCCGTATTGATGAAATGGAGCATAAGACGTGGCCCAACTGACGGCAGGGACAATGACCGTTCCCGCGTTTTCCTGTCTTAACGAGTAAGCCGCTACCATCAGAAGATTCGCGGAAGACCCGGAGTTGACCATGACCGCGTGTTTCGTACCGCACCAATCCGCGTATACAGACTCAAAGTCAGATACTTTATTCCCCATCGTGTAATTACCGGATTTTATGACTTCTTGTAAGGCTTGTTTTTCTTCACTCCCCCAAGTGCTAATGGATAACGGATAACTCATTATTCAAGATTTCCCTGATCATGGATTCAAAGGATACGGAAGGTTCCCAACCTATCGTTTTTGCCTTGGTATAATCACCAATCAGGCAATCTACATCGGCGGGCCTGAAATATAACGGGTCTTGTTTTATATAAGGCGTCCAATCGTCGATACCGACTAATTTGAACGTCAACGTCAGTAAATCTCTTACAGTCCTGGGAATTCCGGTGGCGAGAACGTAATCATCTGGTTTTTCTTGTTGAAGGATTAACCACATTCCTCTGACAAAATCTCCCGCATACCCCCAGTCTCTTACGGCGTCCAGATTACCCAGAACAAGATGATCTTGAAGTCCTGATTTTATTCTGGCCACTCCATTACAGACTTTACGGGTAACGAATTCAATCCCTCTTAACGGGCTTTCATGATTGAACAAAATTCCGTTACAGGCGAACAGTCCGTAAGACTCGCGATAATCAACCGTCAGCCAGTAAGCCGCGAGTTTTGACACTCCATAAGGGCTTCTGGGATGAAACGGAGTTTCTTCATTTTGAGGCGGTGGAGATGAACCGTACAATTCAGAGGTCGAGGCTTGATAAAACTTACACCTTGTTTCCCTGACGCCTTCCAGGATATTCATCGTCCCTAAAGCGTTTATTTCAAAAGTCGTTCTGGGTATTTTGAAAGACTCTGCTACAAATGACATCGCCGCCAGATTATAGACTTCATCTGGGTTTATCTTTTTTATGAGGTTTCCAACTAACGGGTCGGTAACATCACCTTCTACTATTGTAATGCCTTCAGGAATTGACCTGGATTGTGAAGTTCTCCGGACTAATCCGTAAACTTCATAGTTCTTGTCCAGGAGATATTTCGATAAATAATGACCGTCCTGTCCTGTGACACCGGCAATGAAAGCCTTCAAGACAGATTTATCATTTTTGATTTACGGTTCCCTTTGTAGTGAAGGATATATTCCTTTAAAATGGAACGATTCATCACGTTCAGTTCACTACGTTTCATCTTCCCGTCTTTCGGAACCTTAAAAAACTTGGACAGATTCCGTTCTTTGTATCCAACCTGTCGTCTGGCCCAGTCGAAGACTTCACAATCCTGCCAACCGGGGAGCTGGAAGACAATGCCCTTTTTAAGACAGTTGATATAGTTTTCGAGGAACTCGTCGAATCGGTCGTATTCGGTGTCGAAACCGACAAAACCTGTCTCGGTATAAAGTCCTTCACGTCCTAAAAATACCAACGGAGAACCTTTAAACAGCTTGTCGAGAAAGTCTTCCGTTATCGGTTTTCTTATGTATAAATCCGCATCCAGCCAAAAGACCTTGCCTTTATGATTTTGTAAAACATCGTATTGAGCGAATAACTTCCGTGAGAACCTCCATAGGTCGAAGTTATAATCATACCCGTTATTCCGCTTACCGAAGGCCAGAGGCATGTTCTTAATGTAAGTCAGGAAGTTTGTGGCATTGGGAATCGCGAAGAAATCCCTGACTTCTATTTTTTCATCGTCTATCTCAAACGGACTGAGCGGAAATTCTGAATAGACGATTAATTTTGTGGGCCAGTTCTTGATGACCGAATCAATCATCTTCCGTGCGTAAGTCTCATAAATAGACTTACTAAAGGTCGTCACCGCTATAATGGCAATATGCTCACTGAATAGACCTTGGACAAGACTTTAAGGAGAAGATTTTCCTTCTCCCAGTCGTGGTCAGGATAAGGTCCGTCCCCAGTCCTGGGGATGTCATGGTTCCGGTCGAACTCAAGAGCCGGATTTATCAACGTGTCAAAACCGGCCAGTCTTATTTCTTTGGGGCACCAGCGTTTGATCGCGATAAGGATCGCCGCTGTCCCGGTCGAGACATTGGGATGTCTGGCTCCCATTTGTCGAAAGCGTTGATTCCAGTAATTGCAATGCTGTAAAGGAATCATGACAGGTCTTTCAATACGGGAGATGACGTTAATCGCTCCCGAAGGATTGAAAGACCCGTTTTTGGGGTAGGCCCAATATTCAGGGGCCATGAACTTGAAGAAATTCCCCATGACCTCGGTGGAAGCGCAGATCGCGTCTACTTTGGAGCCGTAGTCTTCAGAACGAATAACACACGCCGAGCCTTTGAGTCTCACGACCTTATCGAAGGAATCTATTTCAGCCCCTCGTTTGGCTCCTTTTAAAGACGGACCATGCCCTACTACGACGACCTTCAATTACGATTCCCAATAAATCAGCTTAACTTCCTTTTTTGTCTGTTTTTCATATTTTCTACAGATGTCTTCAAAATCTGAAAAATATTCAGGAGCGCGAAGTTCAATTTCATCATCACTGATAGTGGCGATATTTCCATTGAAAAAACTATTAATTACTGGATAACCGCTTAAATCTCCACGCTTGAAGACTTCAATCCAGTAATACATCCCATAATCAGAAGAACGTTTTCTGGCAATCATGGATTCTGGAAGATGATTTTTGCAGAATTCCCAAAGATTACATTCTTTGTTTGCATCTCGTTTAACAATTTTCATAAAACCTCCGGTATCTAACTCGGAACGCCTTTACGCCTTAATGTTAATGTAAAGTAGTTGGTCCTAAAAGCCTGTCTATAAGCTCCATCGCGGGTCGAAAGTCTCTTCCAAGTTCTTTAGGATCAAGTCTGTAAATATCGCTTAAATACTTTTTCAGGTCGTACAAGTCTTCAATGATGTTATAGATTCTTTCCTGAGTCGGTTCGGCCATCAACTCTCTCATTTGAAAAATAGAGTGTTTAACCCTGACTTCAGTATCGGGCCAGTTGACCCGTATGGAAGACAGTCTCCCGGTCAGTTCGTCTATTTCACAAAGAATGTCATTTTGAAGGCTCATGTTTTAAATGAATTTTCCTGTAATTTTGCATTTTTTTTGTAAGAATCTAATTCTCCCTTTTTTCTTACAATCCTGCATATTTTCTTTTTGTGTTCCTAAAAAAAGATGATTTGGGTTTACGCAAGAACGCACATCACATTTATGTAGAATTTTCATCCCATGCGGGATAGAACCATTAAATAATTCCCACATAAATCTATGTGATTGTTTTAATTTTCCATCAAGCCATATATGTCCATATCCAACACGATCAACAGATGCGGTCCAAAGCCAGCATCCAGAATTAGGTTCAGGTTCATATTTTTCTTCAAGATTTGAATCTATTTTCATAGTCTTCAATGGATTCCCATACATCGACATTTCCATAAATCAGGTGTGGATGGGGGCTTTTACCAATCGAATAATACCACAGCCCACAGTCTATCTCTCCCGTGCCCTTGGGAGGTTTGATAGCGATAGTTGGAACTCCTATAGACCCAGCCTCGTGAATCAATGTCTGGGTGACAGAAATGACTTGATCCATACACGAAACTAAAGCCAGATGGTCATCCATGTCTTTGAGAGGATCGCCAATACAGTCTTTATCCCCGTATTGCAGGTTAATGGGCGTGCCTTGGATGGAATCTATTAAAGCCTTTACCGGGATACTTCCATGACGGGATTTATACGCATATCCGACCATCGGTCGGGGGAAGTTTTTCAGGATTTTAAGCCACTTCTCCCTTAACTCAGGATCAGGTTTCAGGAAAGGCTTTTTAGGGAAGTGAGACTTGTCCCTACGGTAAAACATGAAAAGGTCAGCTAGAGCGACTACCGCATCTCCCTCTATTTTTGAGAGATTGACCCTGGGGACGCATTTAATCCTGAAAGACCTCTCAAAAACCGGCACGAGTCGAGGATGACATTGAAGCTCCAAAGGCTCGTGACCCAATCGGACGATAAGCTCCGGTATGGCAGAGGCGTATAAAATCTCGTCTCCGACCCCCTGCTCAGCCGCTATAATCAGCTTATTGACCTTATTTCCGGTCCATTTAGGGATAGGGAGACTGAAGCCGTTAAGCCCTTGAAAGGTTATCGACCAGTCGCTTCTGAACTCAAAACCGTCCCAGTTATTAAACTTGCCCTGACTTAACCTTGAACTGCACAGGTGCCATCTGAAAGTTGGTGGGAAAAGGCTGTAATCTATCCTCCCTGCTTTCTTTAAGGTCTTTTTCAGGTCTCGTTTGATTATGTTGAATTTTGTATCAGAGTAGTCTTCCCAATGACAGTGCCTCAGGTCTTCAACGATCTCTTTGAATTCATCCACGTTGTTCTAAAACAACCTGAACAGGCTCAGGATCGTTGTGGATACCTTTTTTATTCAACCAATGAATTTGGTCAGAAAGAAGTTTACAAGCTTCTATCCCATCTTTATCCCATTTACCGCCCTTCCCTGGTTGAATTGCCGAAAATGCAAACAAACATTGAGCTTGTCTTAATTTTATTTTTAACTTATTGGATATTTTATCGCAAAAATCAACGGCTTTAGTTCCAGTTAAAACCCAATGAAAACATTGTTTCCAATGAGATTTTACTGTTTTAGTCCTAGTTCCTTTTTGGATTCTTCCTCCAAATTTCGATTGAAATTCCTGAAGAATTGGTAAATCGGTATTTGTAACCAGAAGCCTTGGAACTAACCGTCCACGACATTGAGTAAATCCAATACAACCTTCACCGTCAATGAAGCCTGCGGCGTATGATAAATTCATTACTTTTTCTTCCTAGAAAGTCCTGCTTTTGAAAAAGCAATCGCTTGAGCCTGTTTACGAGGCTTACCAGCCTTTATTTCTGTTCTGATATTGGCAGAAATGACTTTCTTTGACTTTCCGGATTTCAGAGGCATGTGCTGTCCTTTGTAAGGGAAGGTCTTGTTAAGTCCTTTCGGTTCTTACGAATCTTACGAATAATTCAGCCATCTGAACGACTGATAGCATGGAGAAATAAATGTCTTTATTGAACCTGCCATCCTTGTTCGATTCACTTAAAGATTTATATTCCTCTACTGCCGTTTTGAGGCCGATAAGCCCTTTCGGTACTTTTTCATGTATGCGTTCCATTTTAGCCTGTTCTTCTTCCGCCATCTTGCACATCTCCTTGTATTACCAGCCGTTGATTTTATACTCATTGGGCTAAATGTAATACAGGGAAAACACTTTGTCTAGTAATACAGCAGGTGTAAACTGACCGTAAAATGAGGGAGATGTAGAGTGAAGTCATACCCATCCCACACAGGGGGCCTACCCGTACATCAGAATATCTAATAGGCTAATGCAGCAGCTATCTAACTGATTTCAGATAGAATATTGCCTTCTCAAGCAGAAGCAAGTCATCCTTAAAGCTACCTAGTGCTGTATTGCAGCGCATACATAGCAATCCTCGTACCTTGCCTGTCTTGTGGCAATGATCTACGGCTAACTCTCGTTCTGTAGCGCATTGTTCCTCACAGATAGCGCACTTACCGCCCTGGTACTCGAACATCTCCTTGAATTTGAGGCTATTGCGGAAGTAATGCTTAACTCCACGAGCGTAAACATGCTTGGATATTGGAACATTAGTCTTTAGTTCCAGACACTTAGACAATCTAGCCATGATCTAACCTTGTGTTGATAGTTTTGAAAGAGAGAAAGGGGGCGGAGAACCTTCATTCCTGCTCAATCCCTTCTTATCTTTCTCTTATCTCTCTCCTACTGTTCTGTAACCGGCCCCTCATGGGTTGCTATAGGCTCGCCTAGATATTTGATAGCTAGGTCTGGATAGATTGTCCTGGCCTGTTTCTCGCCTATCTGGTGAACCAGTGCTTGGAATTTCTCTTGCATGGTTGATTCAGGCTCGTGGGTTGTTATGTCGGCGGCGCTTAGATCAGGCATAACTTTCGATAGCAGGACGCTGGCGGCTTTGACTTGAG